CTGAATCCATCAAGTCTGCCATTGGCGCAGAAACAAACGGATTCAAAAAGTCTGCGCTTGAGGCTAGACTGCGCGGAGTGGAAAACAGGTTCATGGCTGGATTGAAGCAAATGGGGATCAGAAACGAATCTGAGGCGAGGAATCTGATGCGTAAAGTATATGAAACAGGCGGTGAAACTCAGCGAGGTATTGAGAAAGTATTCACGCCGAAGTTTGCAGGAGCAGAACAATGACAACCTTTCTCCAAGCCACCAACGACGTACTAGCCCGCCTGCGTGAATCTTCCGTAGCGAGCGTAACGACTTCGGCCTATTCAACGCTCATCGGGAAGTTCGTCAACGACGCAAAACGTCAATGCGAAGATGTCTGGGACTGGACATGCCTCGCCACGACAATCACTATCCCCACGGTAGCCGGTCAATCTACCTACACCGTCACAGGCTCGGGTATCCGCCAAAGGTCTATCACGGTCAACGACTCCACAAACAAGATCACTCTGAGAAATGTCCCGATCCAGTGGATTGTCGATCAGCAGCAACTCTCTGCCGCATCGTCCAGCGTTCCGGCGTACTACGCATGGAATGGCACGGATGGTACGGATAGCAAAGTTGAGATATTCCCGACTCCAAGCGGCATCTATTTGCTCAAGTTCAACATGACGGTTCCGCAAGTCGAACTGTCTGCCGATGCAACGGTGATTACAGTACCTTCTGAGCCTGTTGTAGCGGGGGCTTACGCCCGCGCATTGGTTGAGAGGGGTGAAGATGGCGGCCTTTCATCGGGAGAGGCATACGGGCTGTTTAAGAGCGTTCTGGCTGACTATATCTCGCTTGAGAAAGAACGCTTCTCTGAATACGATACCTTCGTGGCGAACTAATGGCTGAGAACATCACCCCCTTCTCGATAAGCGCACCGGGCTTCTACGGGCTTAATACGTCCGATAGTCCGGTTGACTTGTCGGCTAATTTCGCGCTTGAGGCTATCAATTGCGTGATTGACAAGTCGGGCCGGGTGGCTTCTCGTAAGGGATGGACGGCGGCAAATACCGCGAATATAGACCTAGCTTCAGCGAACGTCACTTGTATCGGTGAGTTGATAGAGAACGATGGAACTGCCACTACCCTATGTGCGGGGGGTGGGTTCCTGTTCAAGTTGAGTGGAACCACTCTGGTTACACTGACCTATGGGGGTGGAGGAGTAGCTCCCACGATCAATGCGAACAATTGGCAGTTCTGTCAGTTGAGCGGTGTAGGTATGTTCTGGCAACGGGGATATGACCCGCTTATCTACGATCCTGCTGTCTCTACAACCACGTTTAGACGCCTGAATGAGAAGGCCGGTACTGCCGGGACTGTATATCAATGCAATACGGCCATTAGTGCTTACGGTAGGGTTTGGGCTGCGGATACCACTACCGACAAGGGAACTTTAGCGTTTTCTGACCTCTTGACTCCGCATATCTGGTCAGGAGGGACTTCAGGAACTCTGAATCTTAGGAATATCTGGCCTATCGGTGGCGATGAAATTGTCGGGCTAGCGGCGCATAACAACCGACTGTTCATCTTCGGAAAGAGACAAACCCTAATCTACAAGGACGCAGACACTCCATCAAGCATGTCGCTTGAGGACTCATTGGAGAACATCGGATGTATCGCCAGGGACTCGATTCAACCCACGGGAGAGGACATTATCTTCCTGTCAGGTGATGGGGTCAGGTCTGTTCAGCGGACTATCCAAGAGAAATCCGCTCCGATGAGGAATTTCAGCAAGAACGTGCATTCTGACATTCAGGGGTACGCCACACTTGAATCTTTGGAAAACGTGAAGGCTGTTTATTCTCCGAGCAATTCGTTCTACCTGATTACCTTCCCAGCTTCTGCCGTTACCTACTGCTTTGATCTTCGCTCTCCGCTACAAGACGGGTCAGCGAGGATAACTACATGGTCAAACATCGAACCAAAAGCCTTCTGCGAGACAAGTGACAAAGTTCTCTACATGGGCAAAGCAGGGTATCTTGGAAGCCACACAGGGTATTACGACAACGGGGCAAACTACCGAATGTCCTACTTCACGACATGGATTGACTTCGGGAATCCTATTCAGACTTCAATTCTCAAGAAAGTTATCTTGACTCTAATTGGATTGTCAAATCAGACGGTGATATTCAAGTGGGCTTATGATTTCATGCAAACCTACTATTCACAGACTACGGTTCTTTCTGGCGTTACAACTCCGGCTGAATACGGAACTGCTGAATACGGTCTAGCCGAGTACGCAGGGAATGTGGCGATCAACACCTTGACCGTTAATGGATCAAGCGCAGGAAAGGTTCTACAGTTCGGAGTGGAAGCGCAGGTTGGCGGTTACAATCTGTCCATCCAGAGAATTGATCTTTATACAAAAGATGGACGCTTGCAATAGGAGAACATTTTGAGTGATTACATTGTTATTACTGACTATGCGGCAAAGGATGCTTTGCTCACAGGGAACCCGGCCAAACTTGTCAAGGGAACCGAAATAAAGGCAGACTTTGATGCTGTCGCGGTTGCTGTTGCAACCAAGCACGACTCGACAGACTTGGGAGTTTCCGTCCAGGCGTATGACGCATTTCTTACATCGATTGCGACGCTCGGAACTGCTGCTGACAAGATGATCTACACCACGGCGGCAAATACTGCCGCTGAATCTGCCATTACTACAGCAGGCAGGGCGCTGATTGACGATGCAACGGCAAGCGATCAATTGACTACTCTTGGAGTATCTGCATTTGCCAAGACTATCCTAGATGACGCTGACGAAGCCACATTCAAGGCGACGGTGAATCTTGAAATCGGTACTGACGTCGAAGCCTACGCCGCCTCGCGCATCCAGACCTGCTGGATACCTGCCGGCGCGATGATCTCTCGCACCACCAACGGCGCTGCCGCCGGCACGGTGGAAACCACCACCAACAAGAACATGATCAAGACGCTGGATTTCGACGCGACAACCGCCGAATACGCGCAGTTCAGCATCAACATGCCGAAGGGTTGGGACGAAGGTACGGTCACGGCGGCCTTCGTCTGGAGCCATGCCGCGACCACGACGAACTTCGGCGTAGCGTGGGAACTGGCCGGCGTGGCCGTGTCTGACGACGATGCAATGGACGTGGCCTTCGGTACGGCGGGTACAGTGACCGATACCGGCGGCACGACAAACGACTGCTACATCACGGCGGCCAGTTCGGCAATCACCATTGCCGGCACCCCAGCGACGAATGACCTGGTGATGTTCCAGGTGAATCGCACGCCGGCCAATGGCAGCGACACGATGGCCATCGATGCGCGACTGCATGGCGTGCGGCTGATGTACGCGATCAACACACTGACGGACGCCTAATCATGCGCCGCAGATTCAAGTCGTTCAAACGGCAGAGTGGCTGGCTGGCGCTCAACAGCCTGATTGGGTTTGGTGTTGGTGGTGTTAGTGGCCCAACGCCAGCCGTCGAATATCTTGTCGTCGCTGGCGGCGCAGGAGGCGGGGTTCACGTTTACGGGAGCGGTGGCGGCGGGGCGGGTGGCTTTCGCACTGCGACTGGTTTGGCAGTAACAGTTGGCGCACCCATCACGGTAACGGTGGGGGGCGGCGGGCCTGTCACTACAGCGGGTTCTGATTCTGTTTTTGGTGCCATAACTGCAACTGGTGGTGGTCGAGGTGCGGAGGCGGGGGCTTCGACCCCGGCCGGGAATGGCGGGTCTGGCGGTGGCGGATGTTACGCGGGGGGCTACAGGGCAGGAGGCACCGGAACAGGTGGGCAGGGAAACGACGGCGGGACCGGACAATATACGTCAGATTCGGAGTTAAGTGGTGGAGGCGGCGGCGGCGCTTCGGCGGTTGGTGCAAATGCTGCCGTTTATCAGGGCGGGAACGGAGGAGCCGGGACTGCGTCAAGCATATCAGGGGCCAGTGTCGATTATGCGGGCGGTGGTGGTGGCGGCGCAGGGGTTGGCGCAGGAACCGCTGGTGCAGGCGGTAGCGGCGGAGGCGGCAAAGGCGGGGACACGTCCGCAGCGGTGGCTGGCACTGCAAACACGGGCGGCGGTGGTGGTGGTGGTGGGGATGGTGACAACGGGCAGGCGGGCGGCTCAGGCATTGTAATTATTCGGTATCCGGATTCCTACGACGCAGCGGCTTCAACGACAGGTTCGCCCACGATCACTGTCACGGGCGGCTACCGCATCTACAAATGGACAGGCAGCGGCTCGATCACGTTCTGAGGATCAACATGGCTCATTTCGCAAAACTCGATGACAGCAACACGGTGCTGGAAGTGCTGGTGGTGCACAACAGCGATGCGCCAGACGAGGCGACTGGTATAGCTTTCCTTGTCTCCCTGTTCGGCCCCGCGAACTGGAAGCAGTGCAGCTACAACAGCACCATCCGCAAGCAGTACCCCGGCATTGGCTACACCTACGATCCAGTCGCCGATGTGTTCATTTCGCCGCACCCCTTCCCATCATGGGCACTCGACGCGAATCACGACTGGCAGCCTCCGACGCCGAGGCCGGAGGGGATGTTCCAGTGGGATGAGGCTACGTTGTCATGGGAGGCGACATGATCTACGTCATTGCCTACAGCTACGCTTTCTATCTGCTATTCGTCGTAACGATGGCGGCAAAGTCGGTGTGGAAAACACTTCCACTGACGGCGAAGATTCTGCTTGCCCCTGCTGCACTCCTAGCCGTATTCATGGATGTAATCTTCAACGTGTTCATAGCGACATTCATCTTCATGGATTTACCAGAGGAGTATATGTTCACCAAGCGTCTAAGTCGCTACAAGGCAGAGGACGCAGGGTGGAGAACTAGTGTTGCAAAGTGGCTGTGTTTCAACCTTCTCGACAGTTTCGAGTTGGGCGGACACTGTAGGTAATCTAACCGCATCTGCCTCATAGAAGGCAGGAAGGAAGAATCAAATGCCTGAATGGATAATTCAACTCGGAGTAGTTACTATGGTAGGCGGAATCGGGTGGTTTCTTCGGAGCAAAGATGAATTTCAGGCAAAGCAGATTGCACTGTTATTTGTTAAGCACGATGACGATGCG